GAAAAACAATAATGCGAACCATTAGAATACAAACTATTTGCATCAGATGATCCGCAGTTATCGCAAGGCTCATGTCTTACAAATTCGCCTTTGTCTAACATTATATTAACCAATCGAGTGGAATATCATGGAAATGTGTCCATGGAATTTCGTGCTTTTCGCACCATTGGGCATATGTTGTCTTACTTCTCTTTGAGATAGTATTATAAGGTGATTGAAATACCATCCTTAAATCCATATCAGGATTATCTTTCTTTACTGCAAGGATTTTGCGTCTATCTTCGGGAGCCCAATATCCTTTGGCTTCCAAGTATACATGGTTAGGTAACACAAAATCGGGAGTGTAATGATGAGCGATAGTATAAGCGATTTTTTCACTTTCGTATTCGTATGATACTCCTAAAGTCATTAGCAGTGTAGCAACTCTTTGTTCGAGTTGTGATCTGAATTTAGAAGTCGTCTTCGTCATTAGTTTCTACTGTAGGTGCATCAGTAGTTTTGAATCCTTCGCTCTTACCAAATAAGTCAGCTACTTGTTCAGTAGATAAGTCATCTTGTTTAACACCTGCTTCGGCATTTAATTTGACAACTTGTACACCAACCAACTTAAGAGAACTACCATAGGTAACTCCATCCTTAAGTATATAAGGTTTTTGATAAAAACCAAGTTTAACAGTAGATCCTCCATATAAAGGTATTTTAGTATCTGTTAACGGCGATCCTTCTGTATCTACTACAGGAGGTTTTCTATCTTCACTCCATGAAAACTTTAATCTAGTTTTACCTGTTGCTACCTCTTCCCAAGGTGTAGGTCTAAGTGTAGATCTTTTTGGATTTTTTAATCTAGATTCTGCCCATTTAAGAACATCTGTTCTCTCTGCTTCAAGAGTTTCTACAAGAGCATCATCTACTACAGCAGATAAGGAGTACCCAAATTTTCCTGGCTCTAAGATAGCTTGAAAGCCTTCTAAGGATACTTCATCTGTTACGTGTACATTTTTATTAGACATCAGATACTTGCTCCTTAATAGCTTTTTCTCTAGCAGGTTCAAATGCCTTTAGTTCATCCTGTAATTCAGAACGATATTTAACAAGTTCATCAATACGATTATTGACAACTTTGATTTGGTTTTCTTTCAGTTCAATTTCTTTAGCTCTAAGCCTTTCTTCAGAGACAACAATGACTCTAGTAGGTGCAAAGAAGCTATCGAATAATGAGTAATTATACATTAGCAAAAAAAGTAAGTTGAATTTATCACCGTCTCTGGTTGTAAATCACCAATGATCGGCGGTTCTGTTTCTGCTTCAATTTGTGAAGCAAAATCATTTAGGTAATCACGCTCTGCAAACAAATGCATGTACGTTTCCCTTATTATAGCGGATAATTCATCCATGTCAACGGCTCGTGTGAGAACGCTGTCATGTATCAAAGCTATTGGATGCTTATAACGTATCACACTTAAATGCAATAAACTAGCATCCAGACTGTGAATAAGATTAGGGGCAGTAGCAGCTTTATGTCTGTTCAAATCTACTTTACATCCATCATCGACTGCAACTTTAAGTTGACAGCGGCCTAATAATTGAAGATCAAAATATTTAGTTTGCTTCTTCATTATCTTTTGTTTAACTACAAAACCAGAAGGAGTAACCCATTCTAATTCTTTAGCTCCACGTTTAATAGCTTTAGATACTTCATTTTCAATCCATTTCATTACAGACATTGGCCCAGGTACTATAGTATTCATAGCATCTCTAACTGCCTTAACTGTAATTGTTAGATCATCTTTATTTATTTCTACACCTTTCTCTCGTAGTGCATCCTTAATATAGGATCTATTTGAGAATGGTTTTGCATTGTAAGGTATAGTCATAACTGTGCGTTTAACACATTTCCTATCCCATACATCATGTAGAGAAGATGGTATATAAGGCTTAGAAGTCTCAGCTACCACCTTATAAGCGTCTTGTGGGCGATCAGATGGCAACACATTGACGAGTTGTGCTGTCGATTTATCTCTCGCTAATCCTGCCAGTATTTGTAATCCTGAACAAGTAGCATCTGTCGCCACAGGTAAACCAGTAGTTTTACGCGATTTAATTATACATACACTATAGTATTCTTCACATGCTGATAAAAATTGCCAGGGTTCATCCGCTGCTTCCCAGTCACCAAGATTATCTATAGGATCTTCAGCTACTCTGATAATCAGCGGCATATTCCTTGTAACCCAATCCAATCTTTCACTCATAGAAGCTTTATCTAATCCATATGTAGTAGCACACTGAAAAGCTAACCACTTACATCCCGTTGAAGTTATGTATGTTTCATCAGCGAAGCGCAAAAGTGCTTTGCCGAAGTCAGTGTCCTGCGGTGTGAGAAACGCAGGTATTGGATAAGCTCTACCTCTATAATCAAAAGACCATGGTACATAAAATCTATCACGATCTTTAAAGCGTTCTACAGCTTCCATAGTCATGCGAGTGCGGCAGGATCTCTTGAACTCTGCAGCTTGTTTATTCATTACTTCCGCCGCATCTCGCCTATATTTCTTGCGAGAATCTTTGTTGGTTTCGATGTCTACTGGCTTTGGCGGTAAATCATAATGAATTATTGGAAGAAACTTACCTACTGCAATCTCTCGTCTCTCTAAGGTCTCGGCAACCCTGACTGTGAAAGAATTTAGACAGTATGCAACCTTCTGAATTTTATTCAAAAAGGCTATCGGTGTTTCCCCCTGTATACGGTAGGGATCACCACGGCGTACTAAATCATGACCTTGCATAATCTCATTAAGCATATACCCACCTGGACTTTCATTACTCCAATCCTTTGGTGGTATATACATTGGCCAAGTTAAAGGACTAAATAATTCAGCATTAGCCATTACTTCATCCTTTATACGCATAAACTCTGCAGTAGGTGAAATGAATATTAATGTCTTACGTCCTTGTCGTATCCTTTGAGAATAAAACCAGCCACTAGATTCCATAATACAATCTAATAACCAACCTCCTAATTTAATACGAATACTACGACTCCATGTATCCCATTGTTTGACTTTATATCTTTTCATTAAAGTCTTTATGATTACTATCTTCTGATTAGTACCACACGCTCTATGCCAATAGTTCTGTTTTAATACGTTTAAGAGTCCAGGTGCATTCTTTTCATAATGTCTCATTTGACATTCATTTTCTATAGCATGGCCAATAGCTTCACATACATTAGTAGCTACATTGCTATCTTCTTTGTAACCAAATACTTTATCAAAACAAATTTTACATGCTATTGCTGCAGCAGATTGTGTATCAATATCTTTTAAGTATTTATGTATATCTTTAAAAGCTACACCATATTTACCTTTATGTATTTTAATACTAGTATCATCCATTCTTGCTATCACTTTAGGTAATAATGCATCGATACTAGATATACCATAAATAGTAGCAGAAGCGTAATTCTGATTCTCTAGTTTTAATGTTTGATCTTGTAAACGCTTTAATCCTTTACGAATCTGATCCCGTTCAAGAGTTACTTGCTCATCAATCGCCTCCGTAGTAAGCTGGTTCATAGTCTGAGAGTTCATCATTAACTTGTGACATTAATAGTTCTTTAATCTCATCGTAATGAGGGTGGTCTTTATCTAATAAATCCATTGCTTGTTTATAATAACTATAAACATCACGCCAATCATAATCATCATTCCTCATTGTCATCCTCCTCTAATTGTTGTGGTTTCATGTCTATAACTTCAACTTCATTGGCTACTATAAAATCATGTCCAGCATCCATTAGTTGCTTTACCTTTGCCCTAGCTGCACTTGGTTTACTATAAGTATACTCAGTAATTAATCCTGTTACTGAATTCTCTTCTCTAATAATACAAGCTATTGAGGAAGGTATCTCCCATCCTAATACACGCCAATCATAGAATTCTTCAAAAGATAACTCATCAAAATATTCTGATGGTACACTTTTTATCTTTTTCCAATTGTTTGGATAATAAGGTTTCTTTTTTGCCATCTGACTGTGAAGTTAATAATAGTTTTAGTTTGAGCATCTTAGCTCGTTGTCTAGCTGACCTCATTGCTTGAGGTTTTAATGTACGTTTAGCATCCTTTTTAGAATGATGCTGCCAATTAGGAACTGTCATTCATGAAAACTCCTGTTTTAAATACTTTTTAATAACATCAACTTGATCTTGATACTTAGCTACTTGATTAAGTTCATGTTCAATTGCTTCCATGATATCGGAATGCTCACCAATACCTGCTGGATTAGTTAAGTAAACTTCTACATTAGCTAAGTGTTTCGATATATCTCCTTGTGCATGAGATAATAATGCTTTGATTAGTTTGTCTCTCATCCTCTTTGATACTCCCATTCGTCATCTAATGCATCTAAATCTGCATATTTCTTATCTAATTTTATATCTTCTTGTATAGCTTTCTCTTCGCTACGCTTGTTTCTTTCTAGATACTCTTGATATGCTTTATCTTTAGCATCAAACTCAGCTCTAGCTTTAGTTCGTGAGTCTAATACTTCATCAGTTCTTGCACATTCAGTATGTGCTTCACTAAGATGGAAGCATTCAATATGATATTCATCACCACATGATGGTGAGAATCCTCTTAATCTATGGAATACAGCATCTAAGTCCTTGAATATACCAAGTACATGTTGTGTTCCATCATATGGACATACACTTACAAGTGTAAAGTATTGCGGTCCTAAGTTTGGATGGCTCATAGTAATCTCTCAGGTAAAATAAATAAACAATAATAAATAATAATAAATAGTAGTGCAAGTCCTGGGACTATCCAACTATTTTGCAATATAACAATTAGCATGATCTTCATCATCCTTATCATACCACACATAATCTACACATTCCATTTCAGCTAAAGTCTCAAATGTGAGTGCAATCTCTCCAAGTTCAGCATCATCTTGTAAATCACAAGACATTAAAAAATAAGCTCTCTTCATGGTAAATACTCCTCCTCATAATCATCGACGACTGAC